TCTTCTTCTTTATTCTTATAGACAGCAACAGCTTCTAAGGCAGTATCAAGTTCTGACTTTGCCTTCTTCATTTCTTCCTCTTTCTTCATCATTTCTTCTTCAGTCATTTTTTTAGCGGCTTCTGTTGAAGCTACTAATTCATTATAAGCTGTTTGAGCACTAACCATTTCATTATCCTTGGTTTGAATTGTATTTTCTAGAGCTACGATCTTATCTTTTAGCTCACTGATTTGAGCATATGTTTCTTTTGTGGCTTCTGCGCAGTCTGTCATAGCTTGTACCTTTTCTTTGAGGTCTTCAACTTCTTTATCTAGATTCATATTATTAATCTCCGTTGAATTTGTGCTTATTTCTGATACACCCAATAAGTCATTTTCTGTTTTTTTAATTTTATCAAAATCCATAAAATTATTTTTGCTAAATATTATACTATCTGGATTTGCTGGCTTGTCAACATATCCCTTGCCAGAAAAAGTAATATTTCTTAAAACTCTACCTATTTTATGATTTTCGTATTGTCCATTTCCGCCATATGCTCTAAGATGTTTAGTTAAAAAAGATGTATTATTAGAACGGGCTAATATTTGAAATTTGCCAGTTGTTTCATCAATTAAACCATAGTCAAATCCCTTAAACATACATTCCATACTCACATACTTAGTTCCTTGCTCAATTTCTGATATTAATTTAGCAGTTCTGTCTTTGAGTTCTGGGTTAGTATAGGCTTTGTAGATAACCGACCCTGTGACTATATGAAATTTTTCTGGTAAATTTTCAATACTAATATTAGGATCAATAATTGAATTATCTTCAGAAATAGCCCAGCTAGAGATAATATGGCCTATTATTGTGTTTTCATCGTGCTCTAAGTTAGTTGGTTTGTCTTCTGGAGTATCTTTAGCAATCCAGACTTCCATTGGATCAAAAATATCATCATTTTTATTCCAAGAAGATGTTACTAAAATAGATTGCACATAATATAGATCGCTATCATTATATGCTGCTAACGCTTTAATATTTTTAGTAATTTTCTTTTGTGATTCTTCTGCAACAGGCTCAGCAATAGAGGCGAAACATACGGAGGATTGAGCTGAAATTTTTTCAGAAACATTGTCTAAAATTTCTTGGTCATAAATTATCATTATTGTTCTCCATATGGTAGGTTTTCATACACCATAGAATAGAAATAAGATTTAACCTGTTTAAGTTCTTGTACAGTAAGGTCTCTGGCAAAACTAGATTTTATACTATTTAAGAAAGTCATATAATAATTATAGATGTTATTAATTTCTTTGCTATTTGTAAAACTCATACAATCCATAATATAATTATAATCAATTTTTTTATTTGGTTGAGCAGATAATAGGACTTTTGTTCTTATTTCTTCTGCTTCATCATATGATGAGTTGGATAAACTTCTCATATTTTTTTTATTATAAAAATCTAATAATATTGGGTTAAGCATTTCAGATATAGCGTCTTGCGTGGCATCTGCCCATAATTGAAGCTTGGCTCCTGTTTGTGGCGCAAATTGCCTCTGTTTTCTCTGCTTTGAGTCTTTTGAATTTTTGGGTCTACCTTGCTGGGGTTCTCCTTTTAAAGATTCTGGCGAATCTTTAACATTAGTTGACTGTCCCATAGGCAAAGAAGCTACCTTCATTTCTATTGCTGTTTTTTCTCCAGCTTTTTTCTTTGCTAATTCAAGGCCGACTTGACTTGGTGTTGCTAATCCAATTTGTAAGGCAACCTTTTTCATACTCTCTTCAAACATAGGATCGTGCCATGGGCCAGCCTTTTGAACCATTCTATCTGAGTCTCTTTCTCTAGTCTCTCTATTGAGTCTAACTTTCTCCATTTCAGGATCAAAACCAAATCTGGTTTGTAGTAATTCATCGCTAATAACATTACGATCTGCTAACTGAATCAATAATGCTTTTTCAGCATCTTCATTGCTAAGATCCATTCTATCGAACTCTAATTTTGCTGAATACTTAAAACCCATACCCTTTTGTACTAATTCAAATTCTTTTTCCCAAAATGCAATCAATATATCTCGACCATATTGGAGTCTTTGTGTTAGTGTTTTTAAGCTTATAAAATTATTAGTTGTTCCAGCGGCTCCGAATGTGCCCGTTAAGGTTGGAGGAATACCTAATCCAGCATATACGCTATTCATATGTGGAATATATTTACTTTCACCTAAAAACTGGTGAACATTAGTTTGAGATTCTAATAATTCTATATCTGGACCCCACACAAGGTCTAGGGTTCCGCCACCAACATTATTTTGTAAAATACTACTAAGTTTACTAGCAGCAGCTTTTGTTGGAGCAATTTTATGCTCAAGATTACCTAATTTAAAAATTCTAATATTACTAATAGCACCATCAAGAGCAGCCATATCTGCTAATTTAAGTTTTTCTATAACTGTAATATCATCCATGATACTATAGATCATAGGATATGCCCAAGATTGCCAATCATCTTTTTTGTAATGGAATACAAGAGTTTTTTGAGGATCAAGAGGATATGGTTTTTTAGTTTTTGCTGCTTCTATAATTTGAGTTGGTAAACCTGAGATAATAAGTTTTTCATTATCTGTTTTGGGAGAGCTTATAATTTTTCTTAATCCTGCCGGAATACTAAGTTCATATCTTTTTTGACCAACAAATGATGATAATGGACCAGCAGACACATTAACATAAACAGGATCTATAAAAGTATATCTCCAAGGTATTTCTCTTTTATCAACTGAAATATTGTTATCGTCTTGCTCTGTTGTATCTGCTGTAGCATTTGCTCTAAAAAATTCGTCAACAGTTTTTAGACTAATTTTAGCTGTCTGTCGATTTATAACAACATTAGCTACTCGATATATATTATTAAGAAATCTTTCACTACGTTCTTTGCCATTAACTTTCTTAAACCATTTTCTATAAAATCTTTCTGTTCTTTTATTTTTATGAACAGGTCTGATTCCTTGAACAGCAAAATCTGCCATAAGATCTATTACATTTTTTACTAAACCAACTCTTTGATAAACATCGTCTGCTCGTCGAATAATTAGTTTAATTTCTGTTGGAACTGCTTCGTCTGGACGAAAATAGTCGTATCCTCTGCGAGTTAATCCTGGCTTACCATGAATATTACCTGGTAAAAGACTTGAATAATCATTGCTACGATTTCTAAATCCAGCATTAGCGTGAAATAGGCCATATTCTTCTAAACATCCAGAAGATAATTTAAGAGCTTCTTGCTTGCTTTGAAGGTCTTCTCCCCATGTTACATATGCCTCAGAATCGGACATAATCACATTTTCAATAGCATCGCTTTTTGGATATTTTTTGCTCATAAATTCCTATTATTATTATAATTAGATTACAATTGTAATATACACACTACTTGTATATTCCCATATAAATATCTTCATTCGCATTATCTGTAAACCAGCTAGGCCCTTTATACATTTGACCATTATTTTTTACTGATTGTTTAGCATCTATTCCTATAATATCATAACTTACAGGTTGTAAAGTTCTATTGATTTGTCTTGCTAACATATTAGCTATAATTAAAGCACTATATCTATCTTTCCTCAATTTACCTTTTTTACCATTTGATGTTTTGATATCAGGAGTATCCCATCTGTCTCTTGCTCCTGAAGATTGACTAGTTTGGGTCATAACTATTGTAGTTAATTCATTTTTTAGTTCTTCTATTTCAAGAATACATTCGCTTAGAGTATCATATATTGGGTTTAAATCGGCAGTTTCAATATTTCTATTTTCTTGATCCAAAGCCAACACTAAACTAATTTCATCAAATCGTGGAAATAATAAAATTTTATCTTCAAAATCTTTGCGTAAACCATGATTAGCTTGTGCTGTCCATTCTGCTTTGGCAAACTGTATTAGTTCTAAGAGGTGTAATCCTGGTTGATCATCAGTATCTTTAGTTTTGTTTTCTATTACTGGCCATATTAAATGCTCGCCATCTTCAAGTTTAGCAGGATCATGAAGGGCTTCTTCTATAGCAATACCACCACCCTGAGCATCCATCCCAATTCGTTCACATGGAAATACCTTCATTAAATTTCTTATTTTTCTTGCACAAAAGGCATAGAAGTCATGGTCTGATATTAATCCTGCCTTCTTTCTTTCTTTAAAATTATTTCTATTTGTTGTCCAAGAATAGACTATTCTATTATGAGTTGGATGTAATTCTATAATAATTATACTAAAATTATCTTTTTCACTAGCTGGGTCAACTCCATAAACATACTTTAGTTTAGGATCTCCAGTGGTTCTAGGCTCAAAAATAATAGATTCATTATTGATAATTATTGGTGAATTTTCTTTTGTAACACAACTTTCTATCAAACTACGCTTGAAAAATCCATCACTATCCTCTGTGAAACATGCTGCGTATTCCATATTATAAATACCATTATGTATCGTGGCTTTTGCTCTTGCGACTTGCTTATCGTCCATAAAGCCTTTTGGTATCAATTCATAAGGCATGCGAATAATGCTATAATCTTTCCAATTAAAATTATCTGGTATTTCTCCTTTAAAAATTTCTTCTAATTTATGTTTTTCCCCTTTGCTTTCTATTATAGATTTATATCTTCTCCAATAACTTGCAAAATGTTTAAACCCATAATCAGCTGTGCCAGCAATTAACGCTTGATTACCCATGCTAAAACTTAGTGTTTCTAGATCATCGTTCCATAAACCAGCTTCTTTCATAGCTTGTTTTTTAGCTTCTTTTTTAACGTTTTGTATTGGGGTTGCGCTTACAGCAGCAAAGCCTGATACCACGGTTTCGTATATATCAGAACTAATACTAGCAAATTCGTCTGCTATAATAATATGAGCACGCAAACCTCTAATCTTTTCTCCTGTTCCTAGTGGAATAGCAATTGCCCAACTAGAACCCAATCTCATCGTGCATCTATCAACATCTCGTCTTGGACCGTCATCATTACCATTAAATATACTACGAATAATAGGACTATTTCTCCATAAAGTTTCCATATATTCGAAAATTACTTTACTCTGTCGAAAAGCGGCACCAACAATCACAACCTTAGTTCCGGGTATAAATATGCAACGCAAAAATGCATATAGTGCTAATAAAAAACTTTTACCAAAACCACGACTAGCAATAAACATTGGAAATGATCTAACCCAAAATTCTTGTAATATTGCTATTTGTATAGGATGTAATTCAACATCAAATAATAATTTACAAGTCGCCCCAAAATAATCTGGATCTCTTAATAACTTAATTAGATGCATATCTGGATGTTCTATGTCTCGTTTTTTACGACGAATCATAGGATTGTTGTTAATTAAAAGATGATCTAGATCACCTAGACCAAGCCACGCATCATCGTATATCATTATTCTTCTACTTTAGTAATATGATTTTTATATATTTTTTTCATTAGTCCAAGAGCCATAGTTTCAGCATTACTAGATGATCCACAAAAAACCACCCTAATATTATGTTCTATTTGTAATTCATAAAGATGTTTCATTATATATGCTGGACTAATTCTTATTTTCCCCCATAGTTTTTTTGGAATATCGCTACCAATAGGATAGCTTAAAACACTATTCATATCAAATTCTAATAGTAAAAAAGAGTATGGAATTTTACTTAATCTATCTATAACATCTACAAATCTACTTTCAGTAATATTATTAGCAATTTCCGCCACATTTCTCTTTCTTTCAATTGCTACTAAATTCTCTAATCCTTGTATGCTATAGTCTCCGGTATCTAATTTGGCATGAGCTTTGTTGTCATGGTCATCAAAACTCCATGGCTTTTGCTCTCTAGTATCTATTATAATTGTAAAATCGCTCATTTTTTACTCGCTAATAATTTAAGAAATATACCAGCATAGTTATCTTCTTGACCCCTGATCATAGAGTGATGATTTTTGCAGAGAGTGATTCCATTATCTGGGTGGTATCTTAAGCCTGGATAATCTGCCCATGTTCTAATGTGGTGGGCTTGTAATTTTGTTTTAACTTTACAATTTGGCCATTGACATTGAAAACTATCTCTTTTGTATATTGTTAATCTCCATTGTTTATAGAGTGGGTCTGAATAGTCTCGTTTCATGGGTTTTTTAATATTGATTCTGGAGTAAGAAATGGCATATCTATTTTTCCATCTTGATATTCGTGATATTGAGAAAGATTTTCTCGTGCTTTGTCTGTGGCAATTTTAAGAATTTCCATTTCTCGTCCTTCTTTTTCTCTGGACGCTTCATCTTCTAGCATGCGAATTAAACCAACCCAACTGCTCTTGCCATCTTCTATTCTTTTGATTCTTTGTTCTCGTGTGGCTTTTAAATCTTTGCTTATTTTTTGTTGTTCTCCTAATAATTTAGTATATTCGTTTGTATAATTAGTTATACTATTACGAGCAAAACTTAGTTGTGTTTCGAGGTTGGCCAGTTTAGGAATATCTCGTTCAATTTCTGGTTTTTCATATTCATTATCTACTAATTTTTGTAATTTTTCAGTTTCGCTAATGTGTCGTTTGCGTTCTTTCATACTCCTATTAATAAGAATATCAATAGTGATAAATTGTTTGATCTGAAGTTCTTCAGCAGGAAGAACATCTTCTCTAAATTGTTTGATTAAATTAATCCACACATCTTCAAAATATTCTAATTCTCCGCTTTCTTCATCAAATTGTTTTTTGATTTCATACCAGAATGTTTTTCCATATAATTTTTGTTTTAGTAAATCGTCTTCGACTGCTAGATTTGATGGAATTAGATTTTTGGTTTCACTAATATATCTTTTTATGGGCGCTGTGTTACGATTTAATTGAGCAGAAATCTGGTCTATTGTGAGAGTGTGTAGATTATCTCTGATGAATTTTTCTTCTTCAAGACTGAGTTGACCACGCTTTTTAGGAATTAATGTCATTGTCTTTTAATATTTTATGAATTTCGTTGATTAGTTTTTTCAATTCGGTTTTGGGAACTTTGCTACCACCAGTGACTTGCAAGAATATGGGGCGGTTTTTTATACTAATATTTTTATCAATTAAATTAATTATTTGTTTATTATTTATATTTTCTATTAAATTATCCGAACAAATTTCTTTACTATTTTCATTAATATTATCTAGCATTAGTGGCTTCATAATATTTTTTTTGTTATCATTACGATTGAACCATGATGAATAAAGATTACAATCGTTTTTGTTAGTAAACTCAGAGCACATGCTAGGACATTTATCGTCTTTTGGTTTATAAAATGGACAATTTAAGCAGGGCTTGTCTGGTCTTTGATAGTTGTCTCTCTTAAAATTAAACAAACGATTTCTAACGTGGGTCCATAAGAAATTTTCTAGTGGGCGTTTATTGTCATAATTTTTTAATCCTTCCATAGCAAAGATGGCTGCTTGTTGCACCATATCTTCGTGGCTATGATATCCAAATTTAAATTTATATCCTAATCGTTTACTTATCTTTTTCCATACTTCAACAAATTCTTGTTCTGTTATTTTAGGATGAAATTCATTTTTGGTCTGATTCTTCTGGGATTTGGAGGGTTTCTTTTTCATTTGTTTGATTGGTTGAGTTTAAAATAGCTTCTAATGGTTGATCATTAGTATTTTTTAGTTCGTCTTCTGTAATGATATTTTCACTAGCAACTGTTTTTAGTGTTGACGATATTAAATGAGCATATTTGGGATTATTCATAAATTTACCTTGACCAGAATTTTACTCTATTTATTCTATTATAGATGTTTGATACACACAAAGCAAATTAATCAGGAGATAAAATGTCAAAAACATATAAAAAGTGGACAAAAGAAGAAATGGATTTTATTAGCAACAATAGCAAAACTATGAAAGATGAGGAAATTGCATCTTATTTAAGTAAGATAGATAGTAGTAGACAGATTAGTGTGGGAATGATTCGACGTCAACGACGAAAACTATTAATTTCAAAACCAAGAGGACGAAGACCAGCAATCACAATCAACTGTGCAAGCTACTGATTGAAAAAGATGGTTGATTCAAAAGAAACAGAGGCTTTGTGCTTCTGTTTTTTTTTATATATTGATGGGGAATTTGGCTATTAAACTGGCTAATTATATATGAAGTGCTTACTATGTTTATACCACCGCCGCCGCCGCCGCAAAAAACCCCCCAAGCGGGGGGAAACGAATAAACCCCCCTATGGTGGGGGATAGCATCATACCCCCCTCGAGGGGGGATAGCAGCATACCCCCCAATTGAGGGATGCCAGCATAAGCAAACCGTGTGCCATTTGAAATAGAATCCGCGGAGCAAACCGTGTGCCATTCGACAAAAATTCCGCCCAAAAAAGTTTGGCATGATATTTGCTATTAGCCCCCTAACAAAATCCTAACACAATCCTAACACAATCCTAACTTGCAACCTAAAGTTTAGCCTGTATAATGCCGATAGAGTTAGCAGGAACGATTGACCCTTGGAGATTACAAAATGAAGCGGAACGATATGCGAGAGATTGAGAAGAACGACACTTTCTACTGTCTTCGTGAAAATGGTCACGAGTATATGGGCAGTGTGGTCAAGGTGAGCATCCACAATCGGGAGACTATGGTAACGATCTACTTAGGGGTGGACGAGGATGATCGCCCACAGTATCGGGCAATCTATCCTTGCGATTGTGTCGAGTGGAGTGCCGAAACTCCGGAACCCGTATACGGGTAAAGGGTAGTAGACTGGCGTTTTTTGGGGTCCTTTGAATCCTCCCCCTATGGGGGGTCAACCAGCGGAGATTATCATGGGCCGTATCACCAACGAACTTTTGGGTATGGTAAAGGTGCGGGACAATGGACGATGCCGGGCTTGTGGAATTGGTGATTTTGACGCGTTGCAAGCCGATCACATTGTACCCGCTAGTTTAGGGGGTTTGGATAGACTGGACAATCTGCAGGCCCTTTGCTTTGTATGCAATGTCAGGAAGGGTAACGTGAACGTGGGGGAATTGCCGATTCTTCCCCCCGTAGAGGGGTTTGGCGATTTTAGGGAAGTTATGGTACGTAGGCAGAATTTCGTAGAATTAGTGAAAAGCAAACGAGCATCTAGCATACAGTCTGCCATTCTGGAAGCCAAGCGTATGAGGGCCGATGGTGTGGCAGGATTCAAAATTCGCCGGGCCATGGCAAAAATGGTAGACAGCCGACATATTGAACGTATACTGATGGAAAGCCGATAGACTGGACGATATGCGGGTCTTTAGGGTACGATTACACTAGAAAAAGGATAGAGAAAATGGAAAATCTGAATTACGATCTGGTTTCTGATTGCTGTGGTGCTGGTTGTGCTTTTGAGATCGGTGAGGGTAGTGACAGAATTGGGATTTGCATGGATTGCAAGGAATGGTGTGGTGTGGTGGAAGATATTCCGGAAGATGAGGCTATAGTAAAGGCGTTGCAAGATAATGCCATGACGATGGAAGAATACAATGATCTTCCCGACTATATTCCGGGCTTTGACGATGGAGAGGCCATCTAACCTATAGACTGGACGTTTCGCGGTTACTTTACATTCTCATTACACTATAAAGGGTTATAACATGGTCAGTAGCACAATCCAACTTCTCGCACAGCGTCACAATCTGACAGTCGATGCCCGATGGACAGGATACTGTCGGGAATGGACAGTCAAGGATAGTGACGGCGTTCAATTGTTAAAGACTACCGATTACGATAGTCTGATCGAGAGGCTGGAAAGTGGTCGAGGGTTGAGGCTTGGACAAGCCTACTAGACCGGGCTTGACACGGGTACTTTGAGTTTGGTACAATCCATACGTTCAATCAATCACAAGGAATAAACAAATGAAGTCTGCTATCCTGTCTGATTTTCGTCGCAGCATCCTCGCTCATTTCGAGGGTATCGCTATCGTTCACCAACCCTCCCTCGCTGAGGGGGTATACGGCCCCATTCATAGTGAAAAAGTTTTCAAATTCAATCGCAAGGCTTTGCGATCAGTTGGCAAGCGTAAAGTTGAGAAGGTTGACCCCCGCATGGTAGGGGGTGAGGATACGATGATACTGCCCGTGGGAAAGCCGGGTAGTCGTGAACGTGTCGAGGCGTTGGCCGCTCAATATGCAGCAGCAGCAGGGGAGGAAATATCCCCCTTCGGGTGGGAGGGGTGATAGTCCCCCACTAAGTAGGGGCAGCACGCCTACCCCTCGCAATGGGGGGTGGGTGTACGCCTGTATACTACTGTACAAGTGTATACTACCCCCACTAGGTTGGGTGAGTGTACGCCTGTGCATCCCCGCTATAGGGGGGATGTCTCAGCCGATCCTATCGGCTTACAATAATGACAGTCAGCCAGCGAGTTTAACGTAAACCCTTATAGCATAAGGACTTAGGACAAATTCGCGGCCGCAAAATCGTCGTAAGTGCTTACGCTGCAACGACTTACGTTCAATGCCTAAAGCAAACGCTGTGCCAAAGATTTTTTTTTGTTTGGCATGAAATTATATTTGAAAAATTCGCTTGCAACCTAAAGATCGGTCTGTATAATGCCGATATAATCACAACGGAGGAAACGATGAACGAGATGTTGATTCTGGAAAGCCTGAACGATTGCAAAACCCGAAACGATGTTGAGAATCTGTGGACTGCCACCTATCTTCAATACCGCGACGAGGCTTGGAAGGTATGGCAGAAGTTTGAGGATCAACGCGGCAAGGTGCTGCCGTCGCCCAACAATTTCAGCCCAACATATACGGGGTCGTGGGACTGACTGTTCCACCTAACCCTTCGGGTTTGGCTGGTGTGGCTGTAGTCAGCGAAAAGCGTTTGACTTTTAAAGTTTGGCCTGTAGAATACCGATAACACTAGGGAGAAGAAAATGACTCACGCCGAAGCGGTTACTATGGTTCGTGGCAAGCGTAACAAGGATAGTCGAAAGATTGGCAACAATACCTACGCTGAAATTCTACATGATAATACTGTGGCAATTAAGTTGCATGGTACCTATGTGGTAAAGATTAATAGTAATGGTACGTATACCCTTAATAGTGGTGGTTGGCAGACTGTGACCACGAAGGATAGAATCAACCAGTATAGCCCGGTGAGAGTTTACCAGCGGGATTTTACATGGTATGTTAAAATTAACGGTAAAGAGTATCCGTTTATGGATGGTATGGTGGTTTCATAATAAAAAGGAGTCCACGGATGGATTTGTTCGAACCATATAGTTTAGTTTTTGGTATTATTGTGGGTGTAACAGCGTGTTATGCCTTGAGTGATTTAGTTTTTCCAAAGGATTCGGAAAATGAATCTGACGATATTTGAAGGAATTACACTATTCTGCACGTTTATAGTGGGGTGCATCACGGCCTGGATTGTTAATACTTGACGCAAAGCCTTGCCTCGTAAGAACTTACGACAAGGCCGCGGCCGCGAAATCGACGTAAGTGCTTACGGGACAACGGTTTACGATCTATCGCCACAGCAAACGGTGTGCCGCAAAAATTTTTGTGGTTTGGCATGGAATTATTTTTCAAAAAATCCAAAGATTTTGCTTGCGTTGGCCGATAATTATGGTATCCTAAGCGTATCACCCCAACGGAGAAAGCAAAGATGAGCCTTGATGAAATCAACGATATTCTGGCCTGCATGCGTGACGATGGTATGGTCGAGCCGATTGATGAGAACGACATTCACCCTCTGGAGTTTGCTGACGTTACGGGTACTTTTGATGAAATGTATCCTGAGCCGATGGTTGACGATAACGGTATCCTCTGGTACACTCACTAAAAAGGAAAAGTCATGAGTCACCCCGATCCCTTGTTCGATCCCGATAACGCTATGGAGGATGATATGAATTACGATGACCACAATGATTTTTGGGGTTTGCCGGAAAACGAGCTGGATGAAATCCGTGATCAAATGAATGAAGATGAAGGTTATGATGATGATGACTATGATGACAGTATGGATGGCGACCATGATTCCGCGATGGAGTCAGCAGGCTGGGGAACCGATGAGGATTACGGTTATTTTGGCGACTACGGGGAGGATTACTAATGGACAGTTATAGTCAGCGATTAGAAGCGGCTTATAAGGCTTATTTGGATGCTGTGGAGGATATTAGTCAGCCGTATTCTGAAGTCAGTCGGCTTCGATCTGAATATGAACAATTGTGGTGGGAAACGGAAATTATTCCAAAGGTCAGTGTTGACAAGTGCCGATCATAGTGTAGACTAGGCGTATTAAGGTTAACTAACAGAAAGGTTTTTATGAACGATGCGTTTATTGTTGGTGGTATTTTTGCGATTGTTACTGGTTGTCTTCTGGGTTTTGCTGGTTTTCATGTTTTTTCAGGTGTGCGTGATAGTCTGACGAATGCTAGGGTTGGTGGTGTTTACAATTTTGTATACCATCAGCCATTGCATGGTGAGCCTGAGCGTTACATGGCAAGGGTGCTGGAAGTTCATCGGTTGTCGGATGAAAGTATCCGCCGACTGAATAGCCAAAGTCGCTATCGTAGGTATGATGATAACTTTCAGCGTACTACTCACCTTGTAACTGCACAAACTCCCGATGGTAAGATTCGCAACTTTTACGCTGAACGTACCACGAATGTGCGTCGCCCCCTCCTTGGTGGGGTAGCGTTTAAGACGGGATTGGCATCGTTTCTCTGCTGATCGTGGCAGTCGCTCTAAGTCTTTGCCAGCCAAGGACTTAGGGCGAGGCCGCGGCCGCGAAATCATCGTAAGTGCTTACTGGCTAAGACTTTACAACAAACTAAATTTGATCAAGAAATTTGGTTGACAAACCGATTATGTTCTGTAGACTCACACTATGTTTACCACAAAAAATCTTGATCGTGTGCTGAATGAAGTTCGTGGACTTCATAACAAATCTATCTTCTCTCCCAAGAAAAGCATTTTGGCCTATCGACTCTCCAAGATGAGTAGCCAGTATAGGGGTAATGCTATTGAGCGTATGATTAGAGACTATTATAAGAGTACTGGTAAGATTGTTTCCTATATTGGTGGTAGTGCATCATTTGATATGATGGTGAATGGTCGCAAGGTAGAAGTAAAATCTGCTTTGGCTCGCGTTGGTGTGGTGGGTGGTGTGGTAAAATATAGTTATAAGTTTCAACATATTTGCCCAAATAATTTTCACAAATTGGTTTTAGTATTTGTATCTCCGGAGGGATTGAGTGTTAGGGTGATGGATAGCCGAACTGCGGCCAAGTATCTTGGCTCCAAACGTGCCCACAGGAATCTTTATGTGGGAAAACGGATTGTGGGTAAAGTTTTGGCCGCTTGACAACCGATAAACATAGTGTACAATGATTGAAGAACAAGTAAACGCTTGTTGGTTGTGTCGGGCCGAGCAGCCGGTAAAAACGGTAGTTGATGTCCTAGGAAACGTCTTCTACAATCGGTCCTAACGATACAATATGCGTGGGTCAAGCCGGACTAGATGGGATAACCTGCTCGATAAACCCTTACCAGCGATTGCTGTTTGGGTTGCCTAACGGGGTTATACGTTGGGATAGAGTACCAATCTATGGGGGATCGCGTCCTCACCACGACCAATACAACCAGTAACCGCTTGAATAGCAAGGTGATGAAATACTGATCATATTTCTAGGGACCAATGTCGTGGGCGGTTTCCACTAGTTTTTACCTGGCCCAAGGGTTAATAATATCGGGTACTAGATTGGATTATAGAATCGGGGCGTAAAAGATTCGCTGGTTTTTTCTTATTGACTTACCGATAAAGGATGGTATAATGGTAGAAAAGAAAGGGATTATGAGAATCTTTCGTAAAATCATTCTGTTCTTGCCGTCTTTGACCATGTTCTTTCTGGCATACTTTACGTTTATTTGTGATCATGAGGCTACTAAATTTACTTTTAGGTGGAAATAATGACCGTTAACGAACTTATTGAGCAGTTGCAAACCTATCCCGGCGATATGAGGGTATTGACTCTTGGGTATGAGGGCGGGTATAATGATACTCAACTCAAGACCGAAGAGATTGTGTTCAACTTCTCACAGAATGACGCTTGGTATTATGGTCCACATGAGAGTGTGAAGTATACGGATGGTGATAGTGGCACAGAGTGTTTGATCGTTACGAGGGCTAAATCATGAAGTGGAATTATGGCAATCCTATCACTGATGGACCGTATTTGTGTGCTGTTAAAGGTTGTAGTTATCCACTATTGCTATATTGGCAAACCAGTTTAACAACTTCTTATTGGTCAGATAATACTAATACTTGGACTTATCCTCAGAAATATGATGTTATCTATTATATGAATCTTAATGATATTCCTATGCCAGAGAGTTGGTAGAGATTTAATGAATAAATTACCCGATATTGATTGGGAACCATGGTTTAAATATGAACCACCCCTATTGCAATTACCACCGTTTGTGTTAATATCACCAGACGGCATCACTATTGTGCCAGAGCCAAGTGTATTGTATGGTTTAATTTTTGTGATTGGATTATTCTTTCTGTATAAGAGATATAATAATGGAATGGAATAACTCTCATAAGAATCCGCCAGAGGTTGGGCAGAAGGTTTACTACTTCGGTCCTAATATAGGAATAGGGATTGGTCACTATTCTTATGAGGAACGTAAAGTGAAAACTCACGGATATGATGAGAGCAACGAAAAGTTCTACGGTAAAGAAATGGAACTATGCCCCCATGTATTCTATAATAGCCAATGGGGCGTTGTGGATGCTTGTGATGCTCCATTCTGGTATCCATATGATAGAGAGAGAGCAGAAGGTTGGTGTCCTATTATTCCAGAAGAATATACTAAGGGGTTGTACGAATAATGGCTAAAAACTTTAAAGATTTGCATACCGTGGATGCTAAGGATATGAATCGTGATCAGGCCATGATTTATATTATTAACTTTTTTAACTCTCGTATGAGTGCTATTAACAAGCATAATGTGAGTAAGACTAAAGAGTTGATATCTACTCATGAGATTGCTGTAAGCGAACTTGTGGATAAGTATGTACAATTAGTGCTCGCTAACTCCTGATAGCATAAGGACTTACGACGAGGCCGCGGCCGCGAATTTGATCTAAGTGCTTATCCAACAACGACTTAGGATTTTTTAAAGAATCCATTTGACAAACGCCGATAATACTGGTAGACTTAGGGAGCAAGGTTCGGGGATAGCCACAATGATATCAAAAGAGGCTATCTGAAATGTTGGTCGAGTATGGCGGAAGCCAACCTTGTTTCTCCTAATCCTTCGGATTTGGCTAGAGTGGCTGTAGTCAGCGAGATTAAAGGTATTGACAACGATTGGTCGATAAGGTATAGTACGAATATGAAACGCACACACTACGAAATACGATTTCATCTTGGTGCTGGTTCTAACTATATGCACTGGCAAGTAAAGGCCATGTGTGGCAGTGAGAAGTTAGATGTTTATTATTATGATCCGGCATATTATCAGTTGGAAATGATTAAGTGCCGATTGGTGAATAAAATAAATAAGGCTAAACAGGTATACGAGGCTGGTGTGCATGATGTGAGTGGATGGGTAAAGTGTGACGAGGTTATGATCAATAATGAAATAGGGGTTGACAACCTAGAAAAGTTATACTATAATCCTATTCGTGATCCGCACTGGCGACGAGAAAGTGACTGCAACGAATTCGTTTGGGATGATAGCGAGTATGCTACTCTATTAACTAACGACAAACAAGTTTATATTTTGGAAGAAAGGGTTTGAATATGATCAATCTGCAACTGACTGTTCGTGAGGCTATGGAACTTTCTTTCTATGCTAGGGAGGACATTAGAGAGCGTATCACGCAGGCTTTTGAGATGGCGTTGGGTGTGAACCAGCGTTGCACCGTTACCATCACTAACGGTATGACTCTTGATAACCGTATTCACTGTATCAAGGCTATCAGACTTCACACGGGATGGGGTTTGAAAGAGAGCAAGGATTGGACGGATGTGTTGGTGGGTGGCTGGAAGGGTGATAGATTCGTTCCTGCCAAAAACGGTATCAAGCAGAGCATCACTCTCAAGACTCCCGAGGCGGCTGAGAATCTGCTGCGTGACCTGACCACTTTGGGTTGTGAGGGTTATCTCTCTTGACCTAAAGCCTTGCTACCAAAGAACTTGGGGCAAGGCCGCGGCCGCGAACTCGACGTAAGTGCTTATGCCACAACGACTTAGGCAAAAGTGAAAAACGATTCAAGTACGCTGTTGACATTAGACGATACACACTGTAGAATGATAGCATGATGGTTGAGACTAACACTAACTTGAAAGGGTCTGATATGAAGAAGTTTTCGTTTGTGGTTGATGTGGTTGCTGATGAATTGGATCGTGATGCTGTTGTCGATTCGATCTCGTCTTGTCTGACCGATGCTCTGCCCGGTGATGTTCATGCGAATGTCAAGGCTGGAGAGGTCAAGGCTTTCAGCGAGCAGGGTTATAAGGTGTGGCGTGCCCGTGTTACTGGTGTGACAGCGAAGCAGGCCGGTGATGCTCACAATGGTAAGGTGGAGGCCGAAGCCGAAGCAGTTGCCTGAAGATAATCTATCTGTTATAATTCCGATAGACCGCTGGTGAGAACTGGCGGCTGTCGGTATTATGGCCCCATAGTTTAACGGAGAAAATAAGGGATTTCTAATCCTTTGATAGAGGTTCGATTCCTCTTGGGGCTATTTAGGGAGCGTAGATCAATCGGTTAGATCGCTAGCCTGTCACGCTAGAGGTTGCGGGTTCGAGTCCCGTCGCTCTCGCTAAATCATTGCAGCGTAAGGACTTACGACAGATTCGCGGCGGCGAGTTTGATGTAAGTTGTTGTGCCACAACGGTTTAGAACAAAAATATTTTTGCCAAAGTTTTCGCTTGATTGTGACGATACCATAGTGTAGAATCAGTAGACACAGGGAGACAATCATGAAAACTGCTGACGGTAATGACAAGTTGGGTAAGGGTTGCATTGTGGTTTCGCGTCCAGTGGGCGATACTTGCCCGAGTGACTGCGACTATCTCAACAATGGATGCTATGCAGAAGCAACCGAGAATCAGTATAAAAATGCCCGCGTTGCAGGCTTTGCTAATATTCTTACAGAAAAGCATAAGATTCGCTCTATGATTCTTGACGCTAAAAAGCGTAAGAAAAGTATTCGGTGGCATGAGCGTGGCGACTGGTTTCTCAACGGCGAACTTGACCTTGACTATGTTGCCAACGTGACGTGGGCTTGTGAAAGTATTCTGGCCGATGGCGACACGCTGCCCGATATGTGGTTTTATACTCATATTTATGATAGTCGGCTTGTTAGTCTGGAAAAGTATATGGCTGTATATGCCAGTGTTCACGATGATAATGATATGAACGAGGCTAAGAGTAAGGGGTTCAAACTTTTCGCATGGTGTGATAGTGATATGAAGATTGCACCCAAGCGACCAAAGAGCAAAGTCAAGGCCGAGGCTTGGCGTAAAGCGTTGCCGAAACTGGTTGTGCTGAACGGTACAAAGTTTGTAACTTGTCCCGAGATTCGTCGTGGTCGGTCTGTTATTACTTGCACTGGTACTAAGGATAGTATTAGTTGTGATATGTGCGTCAAGGGTTTGGCTAACGTGTTATTTCCTGCACACTGAAAGGTGTTACAATGGCTAAATATTATGTAAAAAGTGGTTCACTAGAAATGATTTTTGCAAGCGATAAGAATCCTTTCGAGGCTGCACAACAAAGTGTGTGGGAATTAAATGATAATGATACTATTGACGAATATTTCTATATAGATGAGCGTGGTTTTAGGGATTATATAACTGCTGATGGTCACACTTGCGTATTCAAGAGCATGGCGGTACTAGATGCTGCGGGCTGGAATATGGAGGATATGTAATCGCTAGCCGTAAACCCTTTGTGCGTAAGCACTTAGGGAACGGCCGCGGCCGCGAATTCGTCGTAAGTTGTTTGCTATCAACCACTTAGGAAAAACTAAAGGTTCGCTAGAGAATGGCCGATAAATGGTGTATAAAGGGAGTTGACAAGTGAAACAGACTGTGGTACAACTAATCGTAGCACTACTGGGATTGGTAGTGTTAGTTTGGGGAGAGATGAAACATTATACTGATTCTCACCCCGAGATAGTGGATACGTTTAGACTTGAAAGAAAACAGGCTCAACCGCTACAATACTTCATGTATCAAGTAGCATACGATCCTAACAATAATAAAACGTGGTATCTTCACAACGATGGGTTATGGTATGACAAGCCGCCGCAAATACGAAAACGTGAAAATCAAGGTCAAGCAACGCTGGGAACTGGCAACGGGTCACAGGGAGCATCGGGACACGGTAATGAACAACCGGCCCAAGCGGGAGCGTACCCGATCCGCCGTTGACAAGACTTGGCGTAATGAGTATGATATGTAGTCTTGCCAGCGTAACTCAGTGGTAGAGTAGTTGTTTTGTAAACAACCTGTCGGGGGTTCGATTCCCTCTGCTGGCTTCCGGGGTGGTGTAACGGTAGCACTAGTGACTTTGGATCACTTTGTCTGGGTTCGAATCCTAGCCCCGGAATCGGAGGCTGACGTTTGAGTTGCGATGGTGCCCGATAGCACAATGGTAGTTGCAAGCGGCTGTTAACCGCTGGGTTCTAGGTTCGAGTCCTAGTCGGGCAGTTAGAAATTTTGTTAGAAATGGCCCTATCTTCTAATGGCTAGGAAATCGGATTTTCGCTCCGAGAATCAGGGTTCGAGTCCCTGTAGGGTCACTAATATATAAAAAAAAATACTACCCCACCACACGCTAATGTGATGGAGTAGTACTTTGAACTACGATCTTTATTTAGATATCACTCAGGAGCTACGTTGAGTTGATCTAGACCATTATTAGTCATACCTAGTTCTACTGTGAATGTATATGTTCTACGTAGAATGTCGGTGTCTGGAACACTAGAAGTTACACTTGTTGAGATTCTATCCAATGCTGTACCACTTACAGCACGATACATGTTTTCACAAAGACCAAAAACTAATTCTCTGCCATCTGGATTGCCTGTTGTTACTGGAATGTAACTAACAATACTACCTGATGGTAGTGTTAGATTACCAGAAGATACTGTTGCGCCTGCGAAAATATCTGTAATGAATGTGACGGCCATATTAATTCTCCATTGTAAAAATAAGGATGATCGATAGTTAAGAATATATACACATTTTTTTTTATTTTTTTCAAATCTGATTTTAAAATTTTTAATAATGTAACTAATTAAATTAAAGTATTTTAATATTAAATTTATAATATCGTTGAATCAAAAAAATTCAAGTTGCTGGGTTGACACGCCGATAATACATGGTATAATGCTAGAATACGGGCCATTAGCTCAATTGGCAGAGCAGCATCCTTTTAAGTTGTAGGTTGAAGGTTCGAGTCCTTCATGGCCCATTGACAGTTTGACCAGTTTGGTGTATAGTGAGACAAAGGAGAGAGGCTTATGAGATATGAAGATTTTGATTGTGATGATACCGATAGTTTTGATTACGATAGTCTTGCTAGAGATTGTGATGACCTGTATACATATGATGAAGATGACTATGAGGAAGATAAAGAAGTTCATTCAGACTGGGAAAACTATTACCACAATATCACTGATGAGATAATTGACGATTAGCCTTCTCTTCTAACGGATGCGGCTGGTGGGACAGCAATCTATCATAAGGAATCATCCTTTCTTATTCTTCTCTTTAGTTGGTTCGAATCCAACCATCCGTTTTTATGATTACTACAAACGTTAATCGCACCGAAGAAGGCAAGTATATCCAGGCTGCTAGCCACACTTGCCATGTTTTGAATCACAAGGTTCGAAATAAGATTATTATTAGGGCCGTTTGTGATCTGCGTAAAATTAGTGATAGTTTTGATAGCATAGCCTGTTGTGGTGCTAGTGGCATGATGGTAGTTCCACAGATTGCAGAATTGCTCAATAAAAATATTGTTTTGGTACGTAAGGGCGAGAAGTGTTATAGTGAGCATATGGTAGAAGGCGTTGCTCCTTTTAGATACGTTATTGTGGATGATCTAATTTGCTCTGGCAGTACAATTAAAGATATTAAGAATAAAATTAAGAAAGAATATTCCCGAGCAATTTGTATGGGAGTTTATTGTTATCTGCCTCACGAAACAGCATACAAGGATGATGAGGCCGGATCTAAACTTTGCCAACGTGATCTTGGTGTGCCTCTCCTAAATCTATGCCCTGTAAGGACTTAGGGCGAGTTCGCGGCCGCGGGTTTGCCGTAAGTGCTTATCCGCCAACGACTTACGACGCGAAATTTTTTCTCAAAGTTTCCGTTTGACTTTGCCGATATCATACTGTAGAATCAGAGCATCGGAACGAAGAACAAGTAACACGAAAGGGACGATAATGGCTCATGCTGTTGAACAAATGATGTTTGTTGGTGAGACTCCTTGGCACGGACTCGGGAATCAACTGGACGAGGCTCCCACTGTTTCGGAGGCAATTACTGCCGCTGGTCTGGATTGGGAAGTGGGTCTGAAAGACCTGTTCACTCAAGAGGGGACGCCTGTTCCAGCCCGTGCTACATATCGTAAAACCGATAATAGCATCTTGGGTGTTGTGGGACCGCGTTATACGCCGCTCCAGAATATTGATGCGTTTGACTGGTTCCAGCCTTTTATTGATGCTGGTGAGTGTGCCTTGCATACTGCCGGTTCGCTCCATGAGGGGCAGAAGGTTTGGGTGCTGGCACAACTGAACCGCGACAATAGCGAGATTGTGCGTGGTGATGAGGTTTGCAAGTTTATTCTGCTGAGTAATAGCCACGACGGCACAACCGCTATTCGCGTGGGCTATACCCCCATTCGGGTGGTTTGTGCTAACACGATGGCTATGGCCCACAGTAAGGGTAACGGTAGCAAGTTGATCCGTATTCGTCACACACGTTCCAGCAAGAACAATCTGGAAAATGTGCGAGATATCATGGATAATATCAATGCGGAGTTTGAGGCTACAGCGGAGCAGTTCCGTTTCCTTGCTAGTAAGAACTTCAATCAGGCCGATATTCGTCGGTATGTGAAAACCATGCTCGACATTGAAGGTACGCCTGATGACGATATCAAGACTCGCACCCGTAATATTATGGATGACATTCTTGCCCGTATCGAAGGCCCGAAGCAATCCGCCACTGGTGTTCGTGGAACGTGGTGGGCTGCATACAATGGCTTCAACGAATACCTGAACTATGCGAAGGGTCGCACCGAAGATAATCGGCTCGACAGCCTCTGGTTCGGTTTGAACGCCAACGATAATATCAAGGCTCTCAACAAGGCGGTGGAGTTCGCCAACGCGATCTGACAGCATGGCCGAAAGCCGGTAATCGTAAGTTGTTGCTACGGCAGCACTTACGACCCGGCCGCGGCCGAGATTTCGTCCTAAGTTTAGTAGTACCAAGGGGTTACGGCAAATCTTATCAAAGAATCTCAAAAACCTTGATTGCAACTCTGGTGGTTAGACGATAGAATAGACGTAAGTGGTTGCTGTGTAAGGGTTTAGGATAAGAATGAGATTGATATTATTGTCAGTCCATTTATTTCCCCACCCTTATCTGTATTACCTAATCCTTCGGATTTGCTGACGTTGCTGATAGTCAGCCAAAAGTAATAGTCTATTAAGCAGAGAGGAGTTTAATATGAGTATGACTAATAGTGAAGCATTAATTTATGTGGCCGATAAAATTGGAATTCAAGCCCAGTACTATGTGGATACCCATAAGGATACTTATCTGGAGAGTATGAAGGCTTATATTAGAACTGCTAATATTTATCTTGACCGAATTGAGAGGGGTGAGAAATGAAGGTTATTACTATTAGTATGGATTTGGTTATTGATGATGATATTAAGGATAGTCATATTCCAGAATATTTAAATGATAAACTTTATACTGATCCTGAATTCTTTGGAGACTTTGGTTCCGAAAACATTGTATCAATCAAGGAGTTTGAATAATGCTAAAAACATCCTATGTGACACTTAAGATTACTTATAATAGTGAACATGGATCTGATCCTAAAGAATACTGGGATACTCTTGTTGATACAGAATTGAGTCAATATTTGGGTCTGGATTATAATGAGAGTGTTGAATTGTATTCAGTAAAGGATTTTCCTCCAAGGTCAGAATTCTAATCAAGTGTGAGTGTGTTATATTGTATCCCATCATGGAAAGTTGTCAAGTTCACTCAGTAGAAATTTATACAGAATAGGTATAAGTATTATAGTATATATTACTGCCCGACCTGCATAATAATTAATCACCAACAACCGATCTGTCAAACAGTGAAATTTTTAATTGTGTTATCTGGTAACGGGTTGTGATTGTAAGTTGTTTAGTATCAAGGGTTTGCGTCAGAGAACCGATTGTGTTACAATGTGATGAGAGTGTGGTGTGTCTCAGGACTTTTTAGGATTTTACAATTACAGAATTATTTTGTTATATTGCGTGGGCTTCTATTATTGGCGGAATAATTATTGGACTTAGACGTAGTAAGTAAAAAATGATAATATTTTTATTGTTGTTTTTTATATTATTTTATGACGATTTGTATAATTAAGTTTACTTAACCAACGGAGATTATTATGAAGAACATTTTTATTGCATTGATTATTGTTTGTGGAATTTGTCAAATGTCTTTTGGTGGAGAGTGCCTTAATGGTGTTTGTAATCTGCCACGAAAGACTGTCACACTAACAAAGACTGTTGTTAGAGAAACAGTCAGGCTTCCTCGTCGTGTTGTTACTGGTTGCACAAATAGTTGTCGTTGCAATAGTCGCACAGTAACAAGGACTCGTTGAATAATATGATTGACAAAGGAAGGGTCATTAAGACTTGTCTAATGTAGGTCATAAAGATAAGCCCCCTTGAGAAATCTTGGGGGTTTATTTTTGGAAAGATGGCAGAGTGGTCTAATGCACCGGTTTACTAAACCGGCGACCAATTATAGGTCCGGGGGTTCGAATCCCTCTCTTTCCGTTGTCTTATCTAATCCTCCCTTTTTGTGGGCTTGGTGATAGTCAGCGTGTTTGTCTCATCCAATGTTGCCCGATTGGTTTTCTTGGTTGTAGTCAGTGAGATATTATGATCTATTACAATTTAAATAAAAATATACCAGGAGATAAAATACTACAAGATATTCAAAAACTTTTAACTAAATTTCCCCAAGATGAAATTAAGAATATGACTCTTACTATAAGTCTGCAAAAAATTGTGGACTATGCTGGTGACAGTCCATTACCTAAGATAAATTATGAGAGCAATAGTCTCACCTAATCCTATCTATTTGGCGAGGGTGGCGTAGTCAGCGAGATTACTATGTTTATTATTGTTATAGGATCAATAGTATTTGTGGGATTATTTTGCATAATGAAAGAGATAGTATATCCATACAAACCAGTTGTAGAAATTATTAGAAAAAATAGACCACATAATTATGATTGGGTATCTGGGAGTGATCATGGTGGTGTGATATTAGATGAGGAAAAAGATGGCTAAAAAGAAAATAAAATCAAGAAGCAAAAAGAAACCTTGCAACTATAATAGCAACGATAAAAAAAAGAAAAATAGAAGTTGTGGACTTTGTAAGACAGTTATGGATTATTTTTTCCCACAAGATAAAAAACCCAAATGATAACATCACTAGTAATATTAACATTAGTCATCCTAGTAGTCATGAGGATCAATAAAAATTATGGCAGATGATAATTTAGGCTATCTTAAAGATTATGGCCCACGTATACTCTCTGTCTGTATAATTCTATATTCTTTATTTTTACTGTATTTGACTGATATTATAGAAAATGAGGACGATTATGAAAACTTCTGAATTTCACGAGCCTTTTATCAAAGCACTGATTCTTGTTGCTATTGTAACAGTATTTACCATGATTTCCAGTAGATATGTTGTTAAATATTATTTAGAATCCCACCTAAATACCTATCAATTCACCTCTGAACAATCTCAGTTCTCAACCGATATGGGCAAAGAATAGGGTTTGATAGTCTAGTTATCATTAAAATCGCCATATTTTTACTTATTGTTTATGCCGGTGATGAAATTGGATTAAAGGCCACTATGGGAAATGGCCGATAAACCCAGTTGACAACAGTTGGTTACTCTGGTATACTGGTTACTGGTAGTAATGGTATTTTTCTTAATAGGTAAAGGTAAAAATGTATAGGAATGTATTGTTGACCGATAAAGAAATCGCCCTCTTGAAAAGGGTTGTTGGTGATACTTTACATGAAAAAATCATTCCAGAAGCAAGAAATTTGACCGTTATTTTGAATCGTTTGCGACAAATCGATCCCCTAAAAACTAATAATCAATTCTTCAATTATGGTAAATGAAACACTAATCCCACAGAAATGAAAAGAATCAATATAAGAAAGGGCAAGTAACCCACAAATGAACATTGATCTTAACAAACATGATGTTGGCCTAATTCTTGATGCTCTGGAAAGTTATCAGTTAGATATTGAGCATGAAAATAAGAATGGTAATGCTTATGTGTGGACTGAGGAAGAAGTGGGGAATTTGGTCAATTATTTGAGTGATACTTTGGAGGAAAATAATGACTGATAAAGCAGTTCAATATTATCTTGATAAGGATAAATTGATTGATATTAGGGTGGATCATTGGGATAATGGTAAGATGTATGTTTCGATTTATAATGACCGAAATGACTCTTGTGTGGCCTATACTTGTAGCAGGGAAGAACTGAAGGGATTAGCCGATTTTCTTTATAAGAATATTGATAATATCATTCCTAAAGCCCCTCAGTCAAGAAAGGCTGAAACAAGGTTATCACATAAAAAGGCTAAGTAATGATTGCTCTAGTATTTTTATTTATTGGCATTTATATGGTTAGTGTTAGAGTTAGTGATTATATGAATGATTATGGCGATTTATTCTAAGGCGACTGTTGACAAAATCCGATAAGTGTTGTATACTAGCACCAACACAGGAGAAAACATGATTTACCTTTATCTTAATGAAACTCAAAGATTGGCCGAAATCGTTAGTGAACTTGTTAAGTTGAATATGAGTGTTGTGGCAGAACTTCGTGGAAATAAATGGTGCATTGAGGTTACAAAATGAACGATCTAATTCAGAAGGACTTTTATAAGGTTGATGTTTTCAGATTTGATCTGGAAAAGAATCAAGATTCTGTTGATCTTGAGATTTGTAATGCTATTTCTTGGGACGTTATGAGGTTTAAAATGTCCAGAGAAGAACTCAAGGGTTTGGCCGATTTTATTAACAGTTTTTTAAAGAATTAATTTGGTGTATATTATGGTGTGAGGACACTTATGTATACAAATAAATATCTAGAAGCAATTAAGAACTATGTATCCGCTAAGGATATGAGTTATTGTAATTGTGGCAAACCAAATCAAGTGGGTGGCTTTAGTTGTCGCCAACATTGTAATAATAGTTCTGGAACTAGCAAAGAACTTTCTAAAGACACATTTGATAATCCCGGTGAGGCTATGAAAAGAGCCAAAGAAATGGGGTTAGAAAATATACATAGCGTTAAAACTAAGGATGGTAAAAATGTTTTCATGCCGGGTAAAAATCATGAAGAATATTTATCTAAACTAAATACTAAAGCAGTTCAATACGGAAAGCCCGGCCCAAATGATCCAAGAAAAACTCCTGCTCCTAAAAAGGATCAGAAAAAAGGATCAAAGAAAAATAAACCAGATAGTGCCAAAGATGATAAAGGAAATATAAGTTTTGATGCTAGTTTAACCAAAAGATTACAAGCATTAGTTACTGAACATAATAAAAAAGATAAGGGTAGTAAGGCTACTCTTGGTATGTTAAAGGCTGTATATAGAAGGGGAGCAGGAGCATTTAGCACTAGTCATGCTCCTAAAATGAGTAGAGATGGATGGGCAATAGCAAGAGTTAACGCATTTTTATATTTGCTAAGAAATGGTAGGCCATCTAATCCCAACTACAAACAGGATAACGATTTATTACCCAAGGGTCATCCACGAAGCACCAAATAATCTTAAAGGTGCTGTTGACAACTGCCGATAGTATGGTATACTGGCATAGTCACTATTGGAGAAAATAAATTATGGGAATGGGTAGTTTTGCTGTTGGTAGTTTTGTGATTGAATATAAGGATTTGAAGAAAATCTGTCCAGATGAAATTAAGGCTATTGAGAAGGCTAAGTATTTCAAGAATGTTGGTTGGGGAAATATTGGTCGCTGGTTGGCATGGGATGATCCTGACCAGATTAATGATGCTTTGTTTGATGCTGTGCTTGATGATAAGTCTAAGCCTGTTATTAGACTTGGACTGATGGCAGAAGAAATTGTTGAGGATATTTTCCAAGACTATGAAAAACTTGTGATCGCTCTTAAAAACTCATTTAACAAAAATACTGGTCTTACTCTTTATTTTGATAGTTATGACGAAGAAGGTGGCGATAGGTATGATAATCCCGGCGATAAGGAAGGTTGCGTTTTCTGTGTGGAAGGTATGGTGCAACTAACTCCTGCTGGAGAAAAGTTTAAGGATATTATCTCTGAAAGAAAGTGGACACAATATGGGTGATTATTATTGGTTTGATGGTGTTAAGAAAATCATTGATAGTGTGACTAAAGGATATTGTGACACTAAATTGCCGCTTGTTGATCCTTATCTGGTTCCAGAGACTAGAATCAATAATATGTATCCGTATACTTTTGAACAAACTGTTCGTGTTACTCATTATAACAAACCCAAAAGGCGTGATCCTGCTAGAAGGTGGAATAATGTCTAATCTTACATGGATCGATCCTCCATCTGGCTGGAAGTTTGGTTTTCCTAAACTTTATGACCGTGATAAATATCCAGATGTTAATGCGTGGCTAGTTGACAATGGCTATCCACAGGTTATGATTGATAAATTCCCCAACGGTTTGATTTGTGGTCACAATGTTCCAACCGACGAGGAAGTGGTTGAATATTACAAACAAGTTTATTATAAGTATTAATATGGATCAAGAACTTCAAGACAAACTGTTTGAAAAATATCCAGACTTGTTTTCTAATAGGACTAAATCTCCAAGAGAATCGTGTATGAGTTGGGGGTGCGAGGTCGGAAATGGCTGGTATGAATTGTTATCCTCCCTTTGCTGGCGTATATCTCAACATGAACGAAATATAGAGGATAGAAAAAGAATTCTAGCAGATCAACCGGAAAAGATTAAAGAAGAACTGGAGTATATTCCTGTTAAATTTGATCAAATCAAAGAAAAGTATGGTGGATTACGAGTCTATTATAGTGGTGGCAATGATTATATAAGAGGTATTGTTAGTATGGCAGAAGAATACTCTTATAAAGTATGCGGAGTTTGTGGTAATGCCGGAAAACCCAATAAAGGTGGATGGATAACTACTCTTTGTGATAGTTGTAGGAATGAATCGTAAACTGCTAATACTAGCCAGAGCAATAGATCATAGGGTTGGTCAGGATGATTATGATGCTCCAGATATTCCTATACTAACTCAGTATGAAGCATGGACAGCATTTAGTATTAAATTAAGTATTATATTGGTTAACTTTATTACTTGCGGATTCATTGTTGCTAATGTTATTCACCACTGGTAGTTTATGGATAAGTTACTAGAAATTTTAGAAAAACACATTCAAAGATGGATCAAAATTGATATTATGCGAAACCTCGACCAAGAAGATATAAACGACATAAAGATTGTTGCTGAAGAAATTCAGCAAATAGCAGCGAAGTTTGATTATCACAATGAAAAAGTTGCCACATTATGTTATGATGTTGATATGGCTATGAGGGTTATTCTTGAGATTATTAATGGGCCAAGTGGAACTGTGGAAAGAATGATATGAGAACTTGGAAAACAAAAACCACAAAAGTAGTCGATGATGTTAGTTGTGACGCTTGTGGAAAAAGTACCACTAACTATAGTGATGTTGGGCCAGATTATGCGACTCTTGAAAGTTGCTGGGGTTATGGGTCAAAACATGATGGTTCAAAATATAATATTGATCTTTGTGAGGGTTGTTTCACTGAGGTTTTAAACTTTATTAAAGAAAAAAGACGCAAAGTGTTGGGGCCATTCAATTATCCTTATAATAAAGACCCTCTTGATGGAACCGAATACCTATGAATAATCTTACCAAAGAACAAAAGTTTGCTATTCGCTGGTGTTTTAATAATGCTATGAAATATATGGACACTGGAGAGTGGAGTAAGGATAAAGAAATTATTATCAATGGCATGAATATCAATCAAATAATTAAAGAATTACTACAGGATAGGTTATTCGTATGACATTTAGTGAATTCGCAGAAAGTGTGGCCGATTATATTGAGTATGAATATTTTGATTTGGGGCGAGGAAAGTTGTCACCAGAACAAAAAGATACTATATTTAATATAATGAGATTTCAGTATGATCATGGTGGTTGTAATGTTAATGAGGCTAGTGGAATGATTGTAGAATACTTAAAGGAAAATTATGAAACAAAAAAATCAAACTAGGGTAGAAATGAGTGCTGATGATATTAAAAACTCTATCATTTATTTTCTACATCGTGAGCAAAAAATTAGTGGTATTTTTGATATAAAATTTAATATCAAGCGTAAACAATTACCAGCAAGTGATCCGCATGATACTTGGGACATTTGGATATTAGACGGGGCTGAAATAGTAGTAGATTTAAACGAAACTCAAGTTCAGTCTTGACAACGCCGATAAAGATGCTATACTCATAGCAACAATTGGAGAAATTTTATGAACACAACAACTAAAAAAGCCGCACAGCATCTCATTGAGAAGTATTTTTTTGGTCAAAATAATGATGAAATTGTCATTAAGAAAGATGACATGAATAAGTTTTTAGCAGAGTTTAGTCAACTTGTTATTTCACGCACCCTTGATATTGCTTTTAATATGAAGGACTAGTATGTTAAATACCAACTATATCTTTACAATTTTATACAATATATTTTGTTTATTTGGAGTATTTGTCGTAATAATAATTGTATCACTTCCATTTGTTATGGCTTTTTATGGTTATAAATCTATTAAATTAAAAATTAAAAAAAAGAAAAGTCATAAACTAGATAATCAAAAACAAACCAATCAAAAATTTTATGAACAAAGATACATTGACAGACTTCATAAAAATATCAAGCGAAAGAAACACAGATGAAATCAATACAAGATATTTGTTCGTTTCTAAAATATCTAGACTATTACATTAAGAACGAATATGATTTGAAATGGTATAAAGAATTTAATAATTACAGAAACTCCACCCATATTGATTATACTCTAACAGATTGTTTTATGAGCGAAAAAAGTATTCCATATACTGCTGGTATCGTTATTGATATATTAAGGATGATCCATGAATCAAGATGAATTTATAAGTGATGAAGAAAAGAGTTTTCATGAATGGATAGACAATAACTTACAGTTCGTTGGACAAAATAAACATATTATTCATTTAATGAAAAAAATTTTTATAGACGGTTTCGTATCAGGTTATTCGTATTCTAAACAAATCTTTAAATAAAGGAATTAATTTTGAAAAAACTTATCATGCTATGTTCTTTTTGTTGTTTAGCAGCAGATTATGCTCCAAAAAATCAATCTAATTTTCCTAATAACAGGAGTGGTGTAACACAAAAATTTGGACAAGGTAATATAACATATAGATCAGATGGTAGTTCAACTTACACAAGACCATTTTCAAATGGATATATGACAACAGAAAAATCATCTGATGGTAGAATTAGGAGTGGTGTTACATCCCCTCTTGGTAATGGTTCTATAACAACATGGAGCGATGGAACAACCACTAGATCTTCCAATATTAATAATGGATCAATTATCAATGAGAGTTATCGTAATGGTCAACCAACTAGAGCAATTGTTCAGCCATATTCTAATGGTAGTAGAACATCTTGGAATAATGGTTCTACAAACTATAATCAAAAATTTTCAAATGGCACTATGAATTATGATAGAAAAAGTAAGTAATTTTATTTAGAATATTCATTTAAAATGAGCAAAGAAACAGCACCATTAAAATACTCCTATATTGATAGGTTTCTAGAAATAGTTAAAAACTGCAAAGATGACGATGCTGCTAAATTAATAATTGAACTACATGATCTAATTATTTATCAGAAAGATATTATAGAACAACAGAGAATTGAAATCATATCATTAAAACATAAAGAAGCATGGAAAAGATAC